TCCCAACATATGTTTCTGTTGCGTATCCAGTTAAATATACTGCTGCTACGGCATTATCTACATAGGTTGTAGTGGCTAATGAAGCTGGAATCTGTGACGAAGTAAGTTCTCCTGAGCCATCTAGTGTTGCAACTCCGCCTGCTGCTCCAACGGTAGAGGAAAGAACATAATCTCCTGTAATGCTATCAATTTCAGACTCATCAAGAAAATAATCTAAATCAATCCAATGATTTGTACCATCACCAATTTTAAATTTCCCAGTGTCTGTTTCAAAGCCTATCTCGCCAGCATTGAGGATTGGACCATCTCCGTCGTTGGTAGAAATCCACTGTGCAGCGGTACCCCTACGCTGTTGCATTCTTGTTGACATGATCCTCCTGTGCCTCCTATATTATACTATTAATTAAAATTATCTATAGCAATTCCACCATCCCAGGTATTTTCCCAAGATGTTGTATTGTATAGTCCTGCGCTTACCATTGTTCCTGGGTCATTATAAAATCCACCAGATACGAATGTTGTGACTACCGTCCCAGTTCCGCCAATTGATGTATCGTGGATGTGGTCTTGTAGAATTTCTGCATCTTCTAGAGTGGCTATTGCTAACCATTCTCCATTATAATAAACATGAAGTCTTTCTGTTACTGTGTCATACCAAAAATTACCATCTGATGGACTTTCTGGTGCTGTATCAGTTACTGGAACAGATACTGAAGCTGAATCAACATAATCTTTTGTAGCGGCATGTCCACCTAGGGTAGGAGTGGCAACAGTGACAGTACCTCCAAATGTACCGCCATTTGTTACGACAAGTCCATTCTTTACCTTAAAGTCTTTATCAACTGTTGCCATTTCCTATATCCAATCTATTAGGCTATTAGTGTTCCAACTACTGTAATATCTGTAGAAGCATTAACGGTTGTTACACGGAGTCTAACATCAGATCCGCTAACATCAGCTGTTACATCAAAAAGATTTCCATTTGTTGTAACTTCTGCAAATTCTGTTATTGCTACATTATCTGAAGCGTCTAGGGTCAATAGAACCTCTGTCATTTCAGAATGAGTTGCTGTCTTTCCTTGTACAAGGAATTTTGCTGAACGATAGCTTGCCTTAGCAAACGTATATGCTGATACTGTTGAAGCAGATGCAACCGAAGTTGTTGCTGCTACCTGTGTTGCAACAGTATTAATATCAATTTCTGTAAAGTTTGGAACTACTGCTTCAAGGGCAGATACTGCACGAGCATCTGTGAAGTAAAGATTTGTTGAACCCTCATCAAGATCATCAGTAGTTGCATCATCTACACCATTTTCTGCAGTAACAGACAAGGTGTGATTAACTTCATCGTATGTAATTGAAATATTTGATTGTGTTGCATTTTCTAACAAATATCCTGCTGCATCTTTAGCACGATTATCTGTAAAGTATTGATTTGTACCCTCACCAATATCATCGGTATCAAGTGTTAGACTTCCACCAAGAGATAAAGAGTTTGAGTTAATTGTTACAGAATCATTAACAAGTGATGCATTAGCAATATTTGAAATTGTATTGCTTGAACCATCAATTGTCTTATTTGTTAGAGTCTGACCGTCAGATGTACCAACAATTGTTCCTGTTACTCCATGAACTCCTGTTGTAGCGCTTTCATGTGTGGAAAGATCTCCAGCAACATCAGAAACTTCTCCATCAACATAGAATTTTGTAGCAGCATCTTGATTATTTACTGGCTCTTGTAAGTTTGAAACAGTATATGTGTTAGCTGCATCAAGACTTGCACCAAGCAAAGTTCCTGATCCAAGAGTTTTGTTTGTAAGTGTCTGGTTATCTGTTGTACCAACAACATTGCCTGTAACTCCGTGAACATTAGCTTCTAGACCTGTATGTGCATCAACTTCTGTATCAACATAATTTTGAGTTGCTAGATATGTTGTATCTGCAGAAAATTCTGTGCCATTTAGATTTAGCCCAGTGCCTGCGGTGTATGTACCAGCTCCAGAGAACTGTGTGAAACTGATTGCATCTGCTCCAATTGTTGCTGGTGAATTTGTTTGAACCCATCCAGTGCTTTCATAGTTATCTCCAGCACTTACAAATATAAAATCTCCACTTGCAACTTCATTTGGAGAATCAAAATCTGCTGCACGAACTGCTGCGCCAGAAGATTGGACAACATAAATACCATTTTGTGATTGTGCTGTTTGTCCATTAACAAGAACACGATCTCCAGCTACAAGAGTAACTCCATCAATAGTATCTCCTGCCTCAAGATCTGAGGATAAGTTTACATTTGTTCCAACATAAACTCTAGCTGCCTCGTGTACATGAAGTCCCTCAGAAACTGCATCTACATATGCTTTAGTTGCTGCATCTGTTGAATTTGTCGGGGTTCCAAGATTTGTAATTGTGTAAGTTCCTGCATCAAGATTTGATCCAAGAGTCTTATTAGATATTGTTTGTGCATCTGTTGTACCCACAACGCTTCCTGTAATACCGTGTATTCCAGAAGAGGCATTGTGATTACTAATTGCAGTAGAAACATCTGAATCTGTTGCAACAACAGTATCATCAATCTGAATTGCACCACCTGAAATTTCAAGACCATTTCCAAGATGTGCAGAAAATTCTCCAGTTACTGAACTATAGTTAAGTCCATCTCCTGCAGAAACTGCTCCACGAGCAAGGGAATCTGAGAAATACTTATTTGTTGCACCTTCACCAATATCATCTGTGTCTAGTGTTAAGCTTCCTCCAAGAGATAAAGAATTAGTGTTAATGGTTACAGAAGAATTTGAAAGTGATGCATTTCCAATATCAGAAAGCGTATTATTTGAACCAGATATTGTTTTGTTTGTAAGAGTAAAAGAACCAGTTTCTGTTACTACTGTGCTATCAATATCAAATGTACCTGTATTTGAGTCATAATCTAATCCAGTACCGCCAGAAACTGCTCCACGAGCAAGGGAATCTGAGAAATACTTATTTGTTGCACCTTCTGCAAGATCATCGGTATCGTGATTTGAAATATCTGAAACCTGTCCAGTCAAGTTTGCTGTAATTGTTCCTGCAGCAAAATTTCCACTGCCATCACGTAATACTAATGTGTTTGGTGTATTAGCAGAGGATCCTGATCCACCAACAAGATTTTGAATGTATGTTTCATCTGCTGGATTTTTTGTAAGAATGTCATAATCGTTAATGGTTCCTGTTGTACCTTCAACGATAAGACCATTCTTGATTTTAAAGTCTTTATATACTGTTGCCATTTTTTATCTCCTTAGTTTTATGCCTTTAAACCAATACGTGCATAACGTACTGTTATAGGCGTGATGCCAACTTGTGGTGTAACAGTTACATTAACTGTTGCTCCCACTTTAGAGACGCTAATGGTGCCAATATTCCCATCGTTGTCTATTCCGCCATACTCAGAAACATTTACATCTGTTCCATCAATTAGTATGGATAATTCTGTTGCATAATATTTGTTTGCTCCACCGTCGGTGTGTGCAATTGATATTAAATACTTAACCATGCGCCAATCGGCTGCTGTGAAATTATCAATTACTGTTGCATTTTCTATTCCAGCAATTGTGCTTTCATTGTTGCCATAAGTTCCCAAATCAGTTGATTGGGCGGCAACGGTATCAATTAAATCTTCATAATCTTCCTGTGTAGGACGATCACCAGTCTCAAACTTGGTTTTTACGAGAGCGATAGTAGTTCTGGCCATGCTGTAATTATAACATATTTTTGTTAAAGAATATAGTTAGAATACTCAATAATTTGAAGGCCAATGCCAGGGACGTTATTCTGGTTATACCCTGGGATTTTAATATCAGTAAACCTGATCCTAAAAGGCAAAACTTCATTAATACGAATTTGCCTATTGTCTTTAAATCTTATTGATGATCTTGAATAGTTAGATTGTTCTATTAAAACGGTATTGATTTTTTGATCATCAATAATTACCGCCCTTGCTACCATTATGCAGTAACATCCTCAAGAATTATCATTTTACCTTGGGCTACCGTCCAAACAATTTCATCTTGTGGCAAAGAAAGCTCAATATCAAAAATATCATTTGTTTCAAGTATTGCAGATTGTGCGGCTGTTAGTGATACTGTAAATTCTCCAGGCAAATCATCTGCATCTGGTTCTGGAGTAAGCTCTAAAATTAATGTTGCATCATCTGTGATTTCTCCAGGAGTAACGGGAGCATCTGGTCTTTTAATTTGCATTTGAATTGTCCAGTCTGCAATTGTTAGTGGATCTTTATTATCATCTGTTACATATACCCGAAATGAAGCAGTATCACCACGAACAACTGTCCAACTCACATATGGCGGGGTAGATCCAACAGAATAACTATCTGTTCCCTGATTTCTAAATGTAGCCATAATTCTCCTATATTAAAATCTTTTCTTATTATATCACCATATGACTTGTACTAATGGGTAGTTTTGTGTTATACTAGGTGTATGACACCGTTTATGGTGTCATATGCATTTTAGGAGGAAAACTTGAGAAATAATAAAATGCTTATAGGGGTAATTAGTAGTGTGTTCGTTTTAGTATCTATTTTAGGTGCTATACCGTCTCATGCTGCTAAAAATAATTTGT